TGGACTCAGTACGCGCTGGGTATTGCTCTATCTCGACTCGGCAGACTTGGAGGCGTTCAATGGGATCGGGTCCTAGTTCTTTCCAAAACACGAAAGCATTAAGGTTTATTTTCACACTGGCGAACGGATCACTGTTTTCCTCTGGCGGGCAAACGGGAAACACGATTACTCTTGAAGGATTTCGCGCCTCAGTTTACATCGACAATGCGGGCGGAGCGATGATGGGGACGCTTCGGGCGCAAATATTCGGCGTGACGGCAAGCAACATGAACACGCTGACCAGCATGCTATGGGACGACTTGGTTGTGAGTTCTTCGGGATCGTCGTTTGCGTTTAACTCAATTCAGGTATTTGCTATCGACGGGACTCAGCAAACTCTTGTCTATAACGGAGACATCCTGAATTGTTGGGGCGTCTATACCTCGATGCCAAACGCGTATCTCTACGTCGAAGCGCAGATCGGTTACTCCGCACTTGTGCAGCCCGTAGCTCCTCTCAGCATCGCAGCGAATACTGACGTGGCAACAGTCATGCAGCAGATCGCTTCTGGCATGGGATACCAGTTTGAGAATAACGGTGTGAATATCGCGGTGGCCAAAGGTTCATACTGGGGAAACACTCTAATGGAACAGGCCCGCTCACTCATGCAAGCATACAAATTTTGGATGTATCTCGACAGCACAAAGCCTAATACGCTAGCGATTTCTCCTTACGGGCAAGCTCGCAATACGGAGGTTCCTCTCATTTCTCCGCAGACCGGGTTGGAAGGCTACCCGATATTCAACAGCACTGGAGTCAATTTTGAGACGTTATTCAACCCGGCTATTGTCTTTGGAGGAGAGATTCAAATGGTGTCAGCAATTCCCAAGGCGAACGGGACTTGGATCGTGGTTTCGATGTCGCATCAGCTTTCAAGCCAGACGCCTGGCGGTTCATGGAAGACAACTGTTAATGCTGTATCGCCGACGACCGGCGCGCCGCAAGTGGGGGCATGATGGGATCAGTCACCAATCCGGCGGGAATGTTGCAACCCTCGACGCTATGGGGAGTACACAATAATCTCGCTTTCATCATTCAACAGGCACTCTCTAAGGTGCAGACGGCAACGGTCGTCAAGGTCATTGCCTGCTCAAATGACGGCGGTGTGTCCCCTGTTGGCACGGTCGATGTGCAGATTCTAGTGAACCAGATCAGCGGGCAAAAGGTCGCCACTCCTCACGTAACAATGTACGGACTTCCCTACCTACGCATCCAGGGCGGAGTGAATGCGGTAATTATTGACCCACAGCCGGGAGACATTGGAATCGCAGTTTTCGCCAGCCGGGACCTCACGAATGTCAAGAGTACCAAGGCACAGGCGAACCCCGGAAGTTTCAGGATGCACGACTTCGCGGACGGGATGTATCTGGGCGGTCTGCTCAACGGGGTACCCACGCAGTACGTCCAGTTTGGCTCAGGAGGCGTCACAATCGTCTCCCCTGACACTATCACCCTCCAAGCTCCAAACATCGTTCTACAGGGCGCTGTGGCCCAAAGCGGGGGCAATGTGACCATGGCGGAAGATCTGACAGTGGGCGGTGACGTTGTGGCTGATCTCACAGGCAGCACATTTGATGGAATCCCGTTTGCAACGCACAAACACATAGGGGTAACATCAGGTAGTTCAAATACTGGAGGACCAATCGCATGAGTTCGCCAGCCAATACGCTGCTTTTGGACAATTCAGCCTGGGATTTAGTTCTCGACTCCAATGGGTCGATTGCGCTTGCCGCCCCGCCCTACGCCGTCGCGCAGGATGTGGCGAGTGCGTGCCGTCTATTCCAGGGCGAGCTTTGGTACGACACGACACAGGGCGTTCCATATTGGCAACAGTTTTTAGGCCAGAATCCAACCACTTCGCAGATCGCGTCGGCATTCAACGCGGCGGCTCTCAAGGTCCCCGGCGTAGTCACAGCAAACACTGTCATTACCTCAATTGCGGGCCGTGAGGTCAGCGGACAGATTCAGTTTTCAACCAGCGACGGAACTAGCACAACGGTAAACTTATCATGAGCACAAGCGTACCTCCGATTCAATGGCTCACGACCGGCGTCGTACTCCCCACTGATGCGGCGATCCTTGCGGGGGAGCAGGCGGACATAGACACAGCCTTTGGCGGTGGCGTCAATCCCTCTCTCTCTACTCCACAGGGCCAGATTGCATCTAGCAATGCGGCGATCATCGCAGACAAGAACAGCGCCATTGCCTACGTTGCAAACCAGGTGGACCCGCAATATGCTGAGGGGCGTTTCCAAGACGCGATAGGGCGTATCTACTTTATGACGCGGAACCCGGCCAGCTCGACCGTTGTCATTGCGACAATCGGCGGCTTGCCGGGAACCTATATCCCCGCTGGAGTTCTTGCGCTGGATACCTCACAGAACGTCTATCAGCTTCTAGGGGCGGTCACAATTGGCTTGAGCGGAACGATACCCGCAGAATTCGCAAACGTTGCAACAGGGCCGATCCCATGCTCAGCGGAGAGCCTCACACAGCTTTACCAGACTGTGCCGGGATGGGATACGGTAACGAACGCGGGAGCGGGGATCATCGGCTCAGACGTGGAGAGTTCGCAAGCGTTTGAACTTCGCCGTCAAAACTCCGTCGCGCTCAACAGCCATGGGACGACAGATGCCATTTTCGCCAACGTCTATGCCGTCGCGGGCGTTCTCGACTGCTATGTGATTGACAACCCTTCAGGGAACACGGTGGACTATGGATCGACAAATTACCCCCTTGCCCCGCACTCGATTTATGTTGCGGTCGTTGGCGGCTCGGCCAGCGCAATCGCACAAGCAATCTGGAACGCAAAAGACGGCGGCTGCAACTACAACGGGAACACGACAGAAACCGTCTACGATACCCGATACGCAGCCCCGCAGCCAGCCTACCCGGTGACGTTCAACATCCCAACGGGCACGCCTGTATATTTCGCAGTCACCGTCACCAATGCCGCATCGTTGCCGTCAGACTATGCGACGCTGATTAAGAACGCGATTGTCGCTCAGTTTAACGGAGAGAACGGCAACACGCCTGCCGGAATTGCTTCAATGATTCTGGCGCTGAGTTACACGGGAGCCATATTTGCAGCGGTTCCCGGCGTGTCTCTTGTCAGCATCCTTGTGGGCCTCTCTGGCCCCGCTACGCTTAACGATGTGACAATGGGGATTGACCAGGCTCCCACTCTTGACGTGTCGAATATCATGGTGGGGAGCGTGTAGCTTTGGAAAATGTTCTCCAAACCGTTGTGTCGCAATGGGGGAATAGCCCAACCATCCTTGCGCTCATCGAATCTTTTAACGCGGCGGTCGATCCCTCTGCTGACATTGACAACTTCCTTACTCACGTTTGGCAGGTAGATACAGCCCAAGGTTTTGGGCTTGATATATGGGGGCGCGTGGTTGGCGTTTCAAGAATCATCCCAACGAATCCCGCAACGGTTCTGACCGATGCGCAGTATTTGGAGTTGATTCTGCTCAAAGCTCTGAGCAACATTTCGCGGGCAAGCTCCTATTCCATCAACACCTTGCTCATGGATTGGATGGCAGGGCGCGGACGGGCATACGTCAACGACTTAGGAAACATGGAAATCCGGTATATGTTTGAGTTTGTTCTAGCGCCGTTCGAGATTGATATTATTACTCAGAGCGGTATTTTCTTGCGACCAGCGGGCGTGGGCGGATGGATGGTTAACACCGCTCTCCCGGTTTTCGGGTTCAAGGGGATGACGGACGGAGCGGCACCGTTTGGGCAAGCGCCGTTCATGGGCGATGGAAATCCATTTGCTGTAGCGTGAGGGAACAATGCAACTGAGCCAAGTACCAGTACAAATTGTTGAGGCCTGGGCAACGTCGGGGAGCAAGACAAACCCGATCCCCGTTCCGTCTCAAGTGGGAATTACCCCCGGCGCGGCCTCGTGGACTGACGGGTTCCCTCCGCTTTGCGACACCCCGCTTGTATCGGGCGGCATCCCGCCTTCAATGCAGGATACGAATGGCGCGTTGTATCAGATGTCAGCCGTGGACGTTTGGATGTGCGCGGGTGGTAGTTTCCCGTACAACTCTGCTTTCCAAACAGCTATCGGAGGCTATCCAAAGGGCGCTCGTGTTCTCATGGCTAGTGGCAACGGCTACTGGGTAAGCACGACAGATAACAACGTGACCGACCCGGATACAGGCGGCGCGGGATGGGCCAGCGCAGATGAGAACGCGATCACGGCGCTCACCGGGCCGGTAACGGCGACAGGACCGGGCAGTGCTGCCGCTACGATCACACCAACGGGGGTCACGGCGGGAAGCTACACCGGGGCCAATATCACAGTGAACGCGGCAGGGCAGGTAACGGCGGCGGCGAACGGTGGAAGCGGATTCAACTGCGTTCGCACCTCGAAGACTGGAACATACGTAACAGGTACTACCTACACGAACAGCACCGGGGCTGCTGTGTTTGAAGAAGTCACGATGGCCGGACCGGGTGAAGGCGCATCTGGTGAGGATTTCTTGTTGAGTTCTACGATCAACGGGGCGCAGGGGCCTTCGGCGGGAATCACAAACGACTCTTGGGGGTACGCCTATGTAGGATTCTGGGTTCCAGCAGGAGGGACCTTTTCTGCGACTGT